CCTGCGCCACCTCATTTTTGTCTTGCTCGGCCGGTGGAAACTTCGGCGCCAGGGCGTAAGCCGCCAACATTTCCATCGGCAGCGCCGCCATCTCTGGAATGTCCTGGGAACTCCATCGCGCGATGCCGCGTCCGACGAGGTCGGTGTGCACGGCCATGACAGCCTCGACGGCGACGTCGTGCGACGAGATGCCCATCGCGCCGCGCCGGATACGCCCCTCCAGCAGAGCCACGAGCGCGGGATCAGTCGTCTTGCCGAAGCTGCTCGCCGCCATCGAAGCCGCCAGTTTTGTGTACTCTTCCGCGAATGCTCTGGGCACGCTGGAACCCTCCCACCAGACGATCCCCTGTGCGTCGAGGGCCGCGTGCACCGAGGCCACGCGCTCCTGCATGAACGTCAGATCGGCGGAGGACGGTGTTTCCTCCGCCGCGATGACGCCCAACTCCACGAGGGCGGCGAGGGCGATGTTCACGACATCGACCATTTCCGTGAGGACCGGGCGGTCGTCGAGCGGCACCACGGCGACGTTCAGCCGCCGCAATGACCGCTCGGCGATCGTGGAGACGGAGACGCTCATCGGACGTTACCGACTTGCCGCCCCGGTCACGCTGCCCGCTGGTGGCGGCGGAACGTCACCGGGCTCGGCGATGACGCCAGCCGCGAGCGACGACATGCGCGTGGCGTGCCCCGAGACCGAATGCCTGGTGCTCGGCGGAGGCGCGGGCGGAACCCACGGCTCGCCGGTCGGAGGCCCTGACGGCGCCATGGGATCGAGGCCCACCGCGACCAGATGCGCGTCCCGGATCATCGTGTTTTCCTCGATGCTCGTGCCCGCGCCGCCTCGCGCGCCGATGCTGCCGTCGCCGTTGTAATCGAGGATGATCTGCGCCCCGATGCTGGCTCCCGCCATCAGCTCACGTTGCTCGGCCGTGCGTTGGCTTGGGATGACCGGCGCCTCGGCCGCGTGATCCGCTCCCGCCGCCGCGCCCGTCACTGTTGACGTGCCGCGCTGGTTGGCCGCCGCTTTCTTGCGGTCGTCGTCGTCGTCGTCATGTGGTTTCGTTGCCATGATGAAACTCCTTACGGGGTTAGAGGAGACGGCCCAGGCGTTGCGCGAACTCGATGGGGTCGGTGGCACGCTTCCGATTGTTGCAGGGTTCGCACGTCAACTGGATGTTAGCGATCCAGTTCGAGCCGCCTTTGCTCAACGGCTTGATGTGGTCGGCGTGATAGCCATTCTTCAGCGAGACGCGGCAGTAGACACACTTGCCGTTCTGGGAAGCGTAGAGCGCCTGGATTTGTTCCCGCGTGTGGCTTCCCTCGGCGGCGTAGAGTTTAGCGCGGTAGTTCCGACCTCTTGTTCGCGGCCCATCGGGATTAGCGGCATTCCATTCCGCGACCTTGGCGATGACATGATCCTTGTTCGCCTCGTAATATGTCTTGCGGAGTTCAAGAACGCGCTCGGGGTTCTGCCCCCTCCATTCCTTCACGCGCTGCTTGATCGTCTCGGTGTTCGCCGCATAGTAAGCCTGCCGCACAGCCTTCGCCTTGTCGGACGACGTATATCTGTCGGAGCGCGCTTTATGTGTCTCGGGATCGCGTAAGCGAGACTCACGTTCGGCGGCGTTTAGCTTGTCCCGGTTCGCGGTCTTCCAGGCATTACTCAGCAGATGGACACAGGCGATACATACGCCATCTGTCGTTCTGCGCTCGCTTATGTGAGCGCGCTTACAGGGCTTGCCGATAAACCATCGGGACAGACCGCGCGCCAACGCTTCGGCACGCGTGACAATCGGCCCATCGTAGGGCACGTAATCAATAGCCATGGTTGGGCACTCATCCTGCTCGCTATGGTGAGAGGCCCATGGAGTGCTGATAACGCTCCATGGCCTCGCCTCAGTATAACACTGAAGACCATACATCTGCTATCGCCTTGGCGTATCGTTACGTTCAAGCATCGGGTTCTGCGGCACTGAAGACGGAGACCACGCCTGCGTCAACTGGCTTTGTCGTGTCCACTGTCGGATCGGTGCCCCAACGAAGCTTGGCAATCCCACGCATCTCGCTCAGGCCAACGCCATGGAAATAGGAATAATCTCTTACATTAGTTGTGCTTTTCATCCTTTGTGCCCACGCAATTCCTAAAGCCTGCGCGCCGCACAGTGCGGACATGGCCACGTCCACGGTGCCGCCCGCGCCCACGTCGGCGATGACCGGCATCTCGGGGACTTCGCGGATGATGACGCCGTTGTAGAGAATATCTCCAGCGGTGAACAACGGATTGTCGCGGCCACGGTCCCACGCATACTGCAACGAGTTGATGATCACCGGGTCTTGCATGAGGTCGCGGAACGGAAGGCTCGGGACGAACATGACGAACCATTCCTCGTCATCGTTGACGGAGATGGGCCGGATGCGCGGCGAGGCGGTGCGGGCGATGCGTTTCGCCAGCGTGACGACGGCGGCGGTCAGCTTGTCGGCGGTGTTGTCGATCGTCGTCAGCGCGGTGGCCATGACACCGGACACGGCGTTGGTCTTGGTGGCGCCGAACAGCACGCGATCGGCGTTGTTGACCATCCACGCGTTGCGCTCGGCGGCCGACGCGGTGGCGTAGGATTTCTGGACGTTGCCGTCGATGGTGATGGCTTCGAGCGACGTGATGATGTCGCTCCGCATCTTTTCCAGTTCCCAGTTCATGAGCGCCTCGCGCGCCGCGTCCCTGAGATCGATCACCGACTTTTGTTCGTCCCAATCAGAGACCGCGACGGCGTGCCGGAACGCGGAGACGGTGACGTTGAGGCTCCGGGCGTTGAGGATTTCCTCATTGCCCTCCAGCACCGTGTTTCCGGTTACGCCCGCTCCCACGAGGCGCCGGACGGTGGGGAACACGACGGTGTCGCCCGCCTTGCGGGTCAGATCCTCGCGCACCTGGATCATGCTACCCATGGTTGTGCCCATGTATCGCGCGAACTGGTTTTTCCTGATGTATTCGGAAAAGAAATCACTGTCCCAGATTACGGGCGTTAGTCCGGTTCTGGCCGGAGTCAGATTCATATCGGCCATTGGGCCGGTCTCCTGTCGCTATGGGGGGTGGGGACGTGAAGCGACGCCCGGATAAAGCCCGGCGACGGCTCAGCGCCCGCTCAGTCCCCCGGCGACGGGGTCACACCGATCAATCGGACCCGGTGGTGGTCCAGCGCCCGAACTCGTCCCGGCGACGGACTGCCGTTGCTTCCGCGATAGCGCCCGTTTTGTTGCCCGGCGACGGCGGCGGTTGCTCCAGCGTGGGCTCCATGAACAAGGCGTTATCCTCATCCACGGCGACCAGTATCAGTTTAGCATCATGGAGGGACGCGGCGATAGTGGCTCGCTTCTCCCCCTCACTTTCCGGCACGCGGCGCTGGTAGCGCGCGGCGTAGAGGATCGCGGTGAGGGTCGCGAGGTCGGTCACCTCCATCGATCCAGCGTGCGGCTCAGAACGGTTATTTCGGTTTCAAGCCCGGAGACGCGGACGGAGAGGGTGGCGTTTTCGGCGCGCAGCCGCTCGATCTCCTCCACCAGCCGGGTGCGCTCCGCGACGATCTTCGCGAGCAGTTCGGTGCCGGTGGCGGTCATTGCTCCCGGTTCCCACCGCCGAGTGCCGCCGCGCCACCGCCCGCCATGAACGCGGCGAGGCCTGCCGTGATGTCCTTGGAACTCGCTTTAGCCGGGTCAAAACGCGCGAAGGTTGAACGGATTTTTGACGGATCAGCGACAGCAACAGAATTGCCTGCTTCATCACGAACCATCCACCCCGAATAGCCCAGTTTCTGAAGTAATGCCCGGCGATCAGCGGGGGCCATTGAACCCGATGGAGCAAAAGCACTCGGGCTGTTGCCACCTTCGATACTCTCATAACCGAACGGCTCGGCTACGGGAGGCGATGATAGTTTCATGGGGAGATCGTTTTCCCGATCCCCGGCATATTTATGATACTCGCTCTCCGGCACGGCTTCGTCGTAATGCTTCCTCGCGGCGCGTATCCGGTCGAAGTTGATTTCCGCGTTTTCCGCTTTCGACAAACCGGGGAGTTCGATCTTGTTCTCGCCGTTCAATATCGCCTTGTATTCACCATAGGTCAGTTTCTCCGGCAACCAGCCTTCCGGCAATGGGTCTCGCCCCCAGATCCTGCCTGCCGTGTGAACTGGGATCATGCGCGGCCCGGTTGCTTCCGCTGCTGTCGTCGGGCCGCCCAGAGCGGGATGCTCCATTCCTCCCGCTGCCGCGCCACGTTGCGCCGCCGCCGGAGTGTCCGCGAAGTATGACTCACCACGCCAGGTGTTCGGGACGAACTCGGAAAACTCATACGGTGTCGCGTGGTAGAGCGTTTTCGACGTGTCAAAACCCATCTCACGCGCCCGCGCCATCCGGCTAGCGAGGTCCATCGGCGCCGCCCTGCCCCCGCTCGACGTGGTGCCCATCGCCACGCCCTCGGCTGTCTGACGAGCCGCGTCGAGCATCCCAGCTTGCGTCGGCCGCCCGCCCTGCCAGACCTCGCCACCCGTCCACAGTCCGCGATCGATCGCGTCTTGCTGCTGCTTCGCCAACCATGCGCCGACAGGA